TCTGCCTTTCCCTCTCCGACACAGTCGGTAATCCACCAAGACAGTCCATTTACAGCCAGACCAGTCGGGAATTGAACCGATGCCAGCCGCACGATCCAAACCCTTACGAGGGGCAACCAAACCAAGGCTTGCCAGCATCCCATTAAAGGGCGCTAACAAGCTGCAAGATGTCAAAGACCTTTGCACAATCATAGATATGCCGCTTCTGCCATGGCAGGAGTACGTCCTCAAAGACATGCTAGGCGTGGACAAGAAGGGCATGTGGGTTCGCAAGACAAACCTGCTACTTATCGCTCGACAGAACGGAAAGACTCACTTAGCTCGTATGCTCATCCTTGCTCACCTGCTTAAGTGGGATAGTAAGAACGTCCTAATCATGTCCTCTAATCGAAGCATGGCGCTGGACACCTTTAGACAAGTTGCTCAAGTATTGGAGAACAATGACCACCTCAAGGGATTCGTTAAGCAGATCAGGTACGCCAACGGCACAGAGTCTATTGAGATGCTGGACGGAAGAAGGTTGGACGTTGTTGCGGCAACTAGAGATGGCTCTCGCGGAAGAACTGCAGACTTCCTCTTCATTGACGAACTCCGAGAGATTAACGAAGAAGGATATAGAGCGGCTATCCCTACAACTAGAGCGCGTCCAAATGCTCAAACGCTTCTTACCTCAAATGCAGGAGACGCTTTCTCGGTAGTCCTAAATGGCATGAGAGAAAGGGCGCTGGAGAACCCGCCTAAGAGCTTTGGATTCTATGAGTATTCGGCTCCCCAATATTGCAAGATTACAGATCGTGTTGGTTGGGCTCAAGCCAATCCAGCACTCGGATATACGATAAGTGAGGAATCCCTTGAAGAAGCTGTTGCGACAAGTCCTATTGAAAATACTCGAACAGAGCTGCTCTGCCAATGGATTGACTCTCTTGCTTCTCCGTGGGCTCATGGAATCCTTGAGGAAACGAGCGACTCAACACTCACGATTCCTGTGGGCGGCTATACAGTATTTGCATTTGATGTCAGTCCGTCTCGCCGTAATGCAAGTCTGGTTGCTGGGCAAATACTCCCAGATGGTCGCATTGGAGTTGGAATCCTACAAACATGGGAATCACAGGTCTCTGTAGATGATCTAAAGATTGCGGTGGACATCAAGGCATGGGCTGACCAGTATCGCCCAAGGCAAATCTGCTACGACAAGTACACAGCCCAGTCGATTGCGGACAAGCTCTTAAACGCTGGACAAATCGTGCAAGACATATCTGGAGCATCGTTCTATCAGGCATGCGGAGACCTTAACGACAGCCTTAACTCAAAGAGGCTTGTTCATGCGGGTCAAGAAAACTGGATTCAGCAGATGAATAACTGCGCAGCCAAGGTTAATGATTCGGCTTGGCGCATTGTTAAACGCAAGTCAGCAGGAGATGTCTCTGGAGCGATTGCAACCGCGATGGTTGTCCACATGCTTTACAAACCACAACAGGTAGCGGCTATATACTCGGAATAATCTATATGTAGTGTATAATTGCACCCTATGGGTCTCTTTTCGCGTAAGCCGCAAATCCTTGAAGCTCAAGAAGCTCCAAGAGTCATGTCTGATTCTTATCTATCTTTCGGCAACTACTACCCAATCCTAGTAACTCGCCAACAAGCTCTCCAAGTACCTTCAATCAAAAGATGCCGCGATCTAATCTGTGGCACAATTGCTTCTATCCCACTTGAGTATTACAAGAAATCAACTGGTGAGAAGATTGCTGCACCACGTTGGGTCGAGCAACCATCAAAGGCACAGCCACGCTTTGAGACAATGTACTTTACATTAGACAGCCTGCTTATGTATGGCGTTGCATATTGGGTCATTACCGAGACCTATCTGGAAGATGGAAGAATGGCAAACGCTGAATGGGTAGCCAACAGCCGAGTTACATTCGTTACTGATTCAACCAATAGTTATGTCACAGAGTATTACCTCGATGGCAAGCCTTTGCCAATGTCAGGTTTAGGTTCTCTTATTACTTTCCAAAAAGACGAAGGCATCTTGGCTGTCGGCGGTTCTACAATTAAGGCAGCCCTTGATGTGCAGAAGGCTGCCGCGATTGCTGCCGCGACACCAATGGCTTCTGGAATCTTAAAGAACACAGGCGCAGACCTACCACCTGCCGAGGTCTCTGGACTTCTCGCAGCTTGGAAGCGCAGCCGCCAAAATAACTCAACTGCTTACCTAACTAGCACCCTTGAGTTCCAAGGTACACAGTTCTCACCAAAGGACATGCTCTACAACGAGGCAATTCAGAACCTTGCTACCGAGTGCGCACGTCTTTGCTCCGTTGATCCTTATTATGTATCTGCTTCACAAAACACCACAATGACATACGCAAACGTCCAAGACGAGCGCAAGCAAATGGTGGCTTTCACGCTCCAAAGTTACGTAAGTGCAGTAGAAGCGCGTCTATCTATGGATGACATCTCTACAACAGGTCATTACGTCAAGTTTGCACTTGATGACTCATTCTTAAGAACTGAACCTATGGAACGTCTGCTCGTACTTGAGAAGATGCTTGCCCTTGGTTTAATTACAACTGAACAGGCAATGGAAATGGAAGACCTCTCACCTAACGGGAATGGTAACTAATGGAAACCCTATACATGGAAGCCGCCTCTATTGAGTGCAGCGAAGAACGCCGCGAAATCACAGGCAAAATTGTGCCTATGGGTACAGGCGAAATCGGACACACAAACCTTGGCGATTACACATTTGCAGCTAACTCAATCGAGATTGCAGACCCATCAAAGATTAAGTTGCTGGCACAGCACGATCTTAAGAAGCCAATCGGACGAATGACTGCTGCTGAAACCCGCGCAGATGGCATCTATGCAACATTTAAGTTAAGCCGCTCAACAGGTGGCAACGATGCGCTTATCATGGCGCAAGAAGGTCTTATCACAGGACTTTCAGTAGGTGCGGAGATTATCGCATCACAACCATCAAAAGACGGCTACACAGTCGTATCTCAAGCCCGCCTCAAAGAAGTTTCTCTAGTAACAGTTCCCGCATTTGCGTCTGCTGAAATACTTGAGATCGCAGCAGAGGAAATTATCCCTGCTGAAGAAACCCCACAAACAGAAAGCGAGACAGTCGTGGAAGACACAACAGTCGAAGCAACACCAGTAGAAGCCGCGGCTGTGGAAGCTGCTCGCCCTACAGTAACAGCGATGGCGTACACAACACCGCGCCTCAACCTAAACATCACAGCAGGACAATACGCAAAGGCACAACTTGAAGCATCACGCGGCGACGCAGATGCACGTGAACTTGTAGCAGCACTACAGATTGCTACAGTTACAGAAAACACAGGTATGGTTCCACCAACATACCTTCGCGATGTAATCGGTATTATCGATTCACAACGCCCATTTATTGATTCAATCGAGCGCGCAGCACTTCCAGCAAGCGGAATGAAGATTTTTACTCCAAAATTGGGAACCCAAGCAGCAGTAGGTCTTACAGCAGAAGGTGCAGAATTTACTTCTGTTGACACAACAGTTACTTTCCAGGAAGACAACGTTGTCAAGTTTGCCGGTGCAGGTACTTTGAACCTCGAATTGGTTGACCGATCTGACCCATCATTCCTTGACCTTTATTTACGTGAGTTGGCCGCAAGCTACGCACAGAAGACAGACCAGTATGCAGCGAAGATTGCAGCAGATGGTTCATCTGACTCAACAGCAGCAACAGCATACGGCGCAATTGCAAAGTCAATTGCAGATTCATACGGCGTAATGCGTCAGACACCTAACAACCTCTTGGTTGCACCATCAGGCGGAAATGACAACATTGACTACGCAAGTCTTCTCGGCGCAGTCGATGGCCAAAACCGCCCACTATACGCAGCAGCAGTATCACAGAACGCTGCGGGTCTCATCACACAGGGATCAACAAACGGCACAGTAGCAGGACTCAACCTAGTCGTTGACCCTAACTACACAGGTGGAACATCAAACATCAAGGTTGGTCTTGTTTACCCAACAATGGCAATGAGATTCCACGAGTCCGGAACACTTCAAATCCGCACAAATATCGTAGCCAATGGTCAGCTTGAGATTGGCATCTACGGAT